GAGGGAAGAGCGGAGTATATCCTGGGTGATCCGGAAAGCACTGGACTGTTATATGGATGGGTAACGGAACACAAGATTTCACAAAACTGAAAGAGGTCAAGTTAATGTCAAGATGTGTAGTATATCAGTCCGGTGGTTTTACAAATTACGGGATCAGCTATCGGAAATATAGCCAGGAAGAATTGGAGGAAAGAACTATGGAGAATCCTGTAGGTGCATATGCACTTTATATGTTTTTGAAAGGTTTAATAGAAGATGGGGAATTAAAAGAAAGCAACGACAATTCGGAGATATACTTTGTAGACGAAGACGGAGTTACACATGGGATAACCGATTATTCTTTTGACGATAAGCAGTACTTAATGCTTTGGTAAACTGAAAGTTTAGGAGGAATCCGAGATGAAGAGACTGACAGAAAAAGATTGGAAAGATAAATGCGAGGGTTATCCTTGGAATGTGCATCCGGTTAAATACATTGATGATCTGCCATATTATAAAAAACTTGCTGCCTACGAAGATGATGAGGAGCAGGGATTGCTCCTGCGGTTGCCATGCAAGATAGGAGATACTTTGTATCGAGTAAATAAAGGAGCGAAAGAGCCAGTTATTATGATGCGCGTTATCCAGTTATATATCAAGCAGATTCATAAAGACAGAACTGTTATGAGAATTGATGCTATAAATGACGCTGATATGGGTGAGAGTTGCTATTTACCGTGCGACATTGGCGAAAGGATATTCCTTACCAGAGCGGAAGCCGAAGCCAAGTTGAAAAGTGATTTAAACTGAAATTTAGTGGAGAAACGGTATGAATAAAACAAAGATAGAAATACTAAGAAGATTCTCAGAACAAGAGACTAATATCATGGAGCTATATCAGATGCAAGCATTGGTTGATGTGGTATTGGAAATAGATGAAAGGATTGATCTGATAATTAATAAACTCAATTCATTGTCTGAGAATGAAAAGTAACAAAGCGTCCTGTCGGGACGAAACCACAGAACAGAACGCTTGTTTGGGATGAATCAATAATATCATTGATGGGAAAATTTGTCAATGATCTGTAACAAGAAAATAGCGGTAGACCTACCGACCAAAGTAACATCTACCGCTTTATGCTTAAGAACAGTATAGCACATACGGAGTTCTTAAGCAAGAAATTGTGGAGGAAACCGATATGACAGCAAAAGAACAGTTAAAAAACAACGTATTAGTAAAAATGAGAAACCATGTTAACGGCCAGACTATGGATATTCTCGGCGAAGTTTTATCAGGCGAGCTGGCAGCAGTCGAGGTGGTAGTGTTGGAAACACTTCCGGCAACCATAGAAGACAGCAACGCTTATGTATGGGAGCTGTTTCAGGTAAAGAAAGCACCGAAACTATCAGCCAAGACGGTTGCGAGGTATGGGGATGTCTTGAGACATTTTACGGAGTTTTGCCATAAGCCGTTCATAAAAGTAAGCAGCATGGATGTGGAGCTTTACCTTGCTTCGATCAGAAAGGATAATACGGAGGTATCACTTGACGGCCAGCGCAGATGTCTGTCTGCTTTCTTCACATGGATGCGCAAGAGTCACCTGATCGTAGAAAACCCATGTGATGAGATCGAACCATACAAGATCATTGAGAAGCCGATTGACCATATGGAGCCGGAAGAAATGGAACAGCTTAAGACCGGATGCCGTACTCCGAGAGACCGGGCATTAATCGAGTTCCTTCGATCAACAGCGGTTCGTGTTGGAGAAGCGGAGCAGGTACGTGTCTGTGATGTGGACTGGAGATCCGGAGAAGTGAATGTCTATGGAGAAAAGGGGCGGAAATACCGTACTGCATGTCTTGACAGTGTGGCAATGAAGTATCTGACCGAGTATGTGGAACGCAAACAGGTATCATTTGGGAGCACAGAGCCGTTATTTACCTGTGATCGTGGGGATGTTCACAAAGGTCTTGCAAGAGCCAGTATCCGGAATTCCATTGGAGTGATCCGGGAGCGTGCCGGCATGGAACGCAGGGTATATCCTCATTTGTTCCGAAAGACCACAGCAACGAACGTGATCCGGCGCGGGGGATCCGTTCACGATGCCGGGGAGTATCTGGGACATAAAGAGCGCAGTACAGCCGGAAGATTCTATACATACATGGGAAAGCAGCATACGGTAGACATTTTTAATAAATACGTTGCGAGTGTTTGATGAGAAGGAGGATGTTATGTATTCAAGAGTGAATAACAAGATCTGGAGAACGATTGAGATTGTGATTCAGATGTATCCGGAAAACAAGAGAAAGCTGGAGGATTATACGAGAGAGATCGTAGAAGCCAGTTGTAAGCCGGAATTTGCCGGGGAGATGCAGGAGGACTATACTAAGCCGCAGTCATGTACGGAAGCAAAGGCATTAAAGCTGGCTACGTCAGAATACTATAAGCAACTGAAGAAAGAGGTTGAGGGAGTGGAGATGGCATACAATTCTCTGACAGAGACGGAACAGAGAATTATCAAGGCACGCTTCTGGTCCAATAAAGTGAAGAAGATACCATACTTGAAAATGGGAAACACAGGATATTCAGAGCGGCAGATGAAGAGAATCGTGTATCGGATGATTGAGCGTGTTGGAAGGTACATAGGAAAGATAGAATAAAGATGGCACGATTTCACGTCATTGACTGTGCTATATTGGTAGTGTGATAAATTGAAAACGAGGGAATGAAGGGCTTAACCTGTGCGGTTTGGCCCTTTTATTATGTGAAAATGGCAAAAGAATTTGCAAAGAAATTTTACAATTCCAAAGCGTGGAAGAGGTGTCGGGACTCATTCATTCAGGAACGATTGAGGATTGATGGAGGTGTGTGTATGGAGTGCCACCAGGAGCAGGGTTATATAGTGCATCACAAGATCACGCTGACAGAAGATAACATACACGATGCGGAGATCGCATTGAACCATAGGAACATGATGTATGTATGCAAGGCGTGTCATGATCAATATGAAGGTCATGGAGTAGGGCATGGCAGAGTAAAACCGCTTTGCATCTTTGATGATACTGGGCAGCCGATCAGCTTGCGGGACGTAGACTCCCCCCGTAAGAGCCCATGGTGATTTGGATTGAAAAGACCGACAGCCCAGATTCGTTTAAAACACAGGTCGCGCATTAGGGGGGTGTGGTTATGGCAGACCGGAAGAGGGTAAAAGAAGTAGAAGAAGCCGCTGAAAATGCGGATTATCTGGAAAAACAAAAGAGGATCAAAAGGGAGATAACCCGCCTTAAAAAGATCTTCAAAGACATTGATCCGAATAAGAAAAACCTGGTAATTTCTACAATTCATGATATTGCATTCATGAATATTACGATGGAAGATTTGCGGGAATCGATCATTGAAAACGGGGTAACCATTGAATACCAGAACGGAAAAGACCAATGGGGAGAGAAGCAGAGCCCGGATGCGCAAACATATCTGCAGCTGTCCCAGAAAAGCACGCAGGCCATGAAGATTTTACTGTACTGCCTGCCTAAGACCCTGCCAAAGACAGGATCAGACGATGACGGCTTTGATGATTTCGTCTGGCAGCGGGATGATGAATGAAATGGGTGAAATATCCGGATGATTACAATCCGATTCGTAACTACTGGAAAAAAATAGAGTCCGGGGAAGAGGTAGTTAGCAGAAAAGTATATCTGCAGTATAAAAAGCTGATTTACGATCTGGATCATCCGGGAGAGTACTTTTATTCGAGTAAAAGAGCAAACCATATTATTGAATTCTTTGAAAATTATTGCAGACATTCCAAGGGAAAACAGGGTGGAAAGAGAGTTGTCCTGGAACTGTGGGAGAAGGCAATGCTGGCCGCAGCGTTTGGCTTTGTGGATATCAATGGTTTGCGAAAATACAGAGAGGTTGTCCTGATTGTGGGAAAAAAGAACGGAAAATCTCTGATTGCATCCGGGGTAGGCCTTTATCTGCTTGTTGGAGATGGAGAGCCTGGACCGGAAATATATGCTGTGGCAACTAAGAGGGATCAGGCGAAGATCATCTGGCAGGAGTCAAAGCGAATGGTAAAGAAAAGTCCGTCTTTACTGAGAAGAATTAAGCCATTAGTATCGGAACTTTCGTCAGAAGATTTCAATGAAGGTTCCTTTAAACCGTTAGCTTCTGATTCAGACACAATGGATGGTCTGAATGTTCATGGATGTCTCATGGATGAGATCCACCAGTGGAAGAATGGAAGGGCACTTTATGACATTATGGCAGACGGTGTTACTGCACGTGAGCAGCCGATGATATTGGTCACTTCTACGGCCGGAACCGTGAGGGGAGATATTTACGATCAAAAGTATGACGAGGCAGAACGTCAGGTCAATGGATTCTTTGATCCAAATGGTTATCATGATGAACATTTGCTTGTATTGATCTATGAGTTGGATAACCGGAAGGAATGGACGGATGAAAAGTGCTGGAAAAAGGCAAATCCGGGACTTGGAACCATTAAGAATAAATCTGCATTACGGGCAAAGGTAGAGAAGGCAAAGCAGAATCCGGCTCTTGTAAAGAATCTTGTATGTAAGGAGTTTAACATACGGGAAACTTCTTCGGAAGCATGGCTTACCTTTGAACAGCTGGATAACAGGGAATGCTTTGATATTCAGGAACTGAAACCAAGATATGGAATCGGGGGCTGCGACTTATCCAGCACAACAGACCTTACCTGTGCAACGGTCATTTTCAAGGTGCCGGGTTCTGACAAGATTTATGTATTGCAGATGTACTGGCTTCCGGAAGACCTACTTGAAAAGAGAGTACGGGAAGATAAGATCTCGTATGATGTCTGGAGAGACGGGGGATTATTGAGGACCTGTCCGGGTAATAAGGTTCATTACAAGTATGTGGAAGAATGGTTTCTGGAAGTGCAGGAAACTTATGATATTTATCTTTTCAAGTGCGGATATGACTCATGGAGTGCCACTTATTTTGTGGAATCCATGACACAGGCCTTGGGAAAATCGGTAATGGTGCCGGTGATTCAGGGAAAGAAGACATTATCTGCTCCGATGAAGTCCCTGGGGGCTGATTTGGAAGCAAAAAGAATTGTTTATAATGACAATCCAATTCTGAAGTGGTGTCTTACCAACACTTCGGTGGATGTGGACAAGAACGACAATATTCAACCATGCAAAGGAAATCAGGGAACACGAAGGATTGACGGAATGGCAAGTCTGCTGGATGCCTACGTGGTTCTGGAAGACAATCTGGAAGAATATGAGTCATTGATTTAAGTGAGGAATAAGATGGGATTATTCAACAAAACTGATAGTAAAAATTCAAATAGTGATCTGAAATCCTCGGTAATTACCATGATTCAGGACTGTGGAAACGGGTTCTATTCATGGAATGGAAAATTATACCAGTCGGATATTGTAAGAGCCTGCATGAAACCTAAGACGAAAGCGATTGGTAAGTGTGTGGCAAAACATATACGGGAAACTACGAAAGAAAAGGAAACCCAAATTGAGGTAAATCCGCTTGTATCTATCCGTTTTCTTCTGGAAGAGCCTAATGCACTGATGAGCGGTCAGATGATGCAGGAAAAGGTGGCGAACCAGCTTACACTCAATGGAAATGCGTTTGTTTTGATTCTGCGTGATCCTTATGGATCACCGATTGGATTATATCCGATTCCGTGTGCTTCCGTGGAATTTAAGCTGAACAAAGCAACCGGTCAGATGATGTTGAAATTCTACTACATCAACGGAAAATACAGTGAATTTCCCTATGAGGATATTATTCATCTTCGGGATGATTATTTCGATAATGACGTATTTGGGGAATCACCGCAACAGGCCTTAACACAGCTGATGAACACGGTATCAATAATCGATCAGGGGATTGGAAATGCAATCAAGAACTCTGCAGTTATTAAGTGGCTGCTGAAGTTCACATCAAGCCTTCGGGATGATGATTTAAAAGTAAAAGCGCAGGAGTTTGCTGATAATTATTTATCCATTTCCAATAACAAGATGGGCGTGGCAGCAGTTGACTCCAAGGCAGAGATCATTCAGGTGGAAAATAAAGATTATGTGCCGAATGCGGCACAGACGGATCGACAGACAGAGCGTATTTATGCTTTTTTTAATACCAACAAAAAGATTGTAACGTCCAGCTATAACGAGGATGAGTGGATATCTTATTATGAAGCCTGCATTGAGCCTGTTGTAATGCAGATGAGCAATGAATATACCAGAAAACTCTTTTCCAGAAGGGAGAGAGGATGTGGAAATAAGATTATATTTGAATCCAGCGCGCTTACCTTTGCTTCCATGTCAACTAAGCTGAATTTAGTAGGATTCGTGGATCGTGGAATCATGACACCGAATGAGGTAAGAAGATACTTCAATCTGGAACCGTTGGATGGAGGCGATCTTCCGTTGTTAAGAAAAGATACGGAAGAGAGAACGACAGGAGGTAACTCATGAAAATTATAAATATCAAGGGAACCATTGTATCAAATGATGATAAGTGGATCTATGAATGGTTGGGGTATGATGCTACCAGTCCTAATGATATTGCGAAAGAGCTGGATGAGGCAGCAGGTGATGATGTCGTGATTAAGATCAATTCCGGTGGTGGGGATGTGTTTTCAGGAAATGAGATTTATGATCTGATTCATTCCTATCAGGGTAAGACAACCGTTGTGATTACGGGAATCTGTGCATCCATTGCAACCGTAATTTCCTGCGCAGCCAATGTGGTTCAGGCAAATCCGGGGATTCAATACATGATTCACAATGTATCCTGTGCCGCAAGAGGCGATTACCGGGATATGGATCATGCATCGGATACTCTGAAAGTGGCAAATAAAGCCATTTCCAATGTATACCGGCTGAAAACCGGCATGACAAATGAAGAATTATTAAGTCTGATGAATGAAGAGACCTGGATGGATGCAGAAAAAGCAAAGAAATACGGCTTTGTGGATGAGATTATTGGTGATAACGGGGTTTTTGATGATTTTGATACTCCGATTACATATCACAACTCCGTTGCTATGGTGCTGAGCAACGAGGTGAAACAAAAGGTGAGAGCAGCATTTATGAATCCGGATCAGGGGGAGAAGGATAGACGGAGGATGCAGCAAAACTTAACAATTTTAAAGCTGAAAGGAGAAGCAAACAATGTTTAAGAATTACGAAGAGTACAAAGCACAGAGAGACGCGCTCATTGATAAGGCTGAAACAGCCATGAATGAGGGGAAAACCGAGGATTATAATGCTGCGGTTAAGGAAGTGGAAGATCTGGACAAGCAGTTTGATGAATTCAAGGAACGAAAAGCAGCTGTGGAAGCAATGAAAGGGGCAGTAAAGCCACCTTTATCTGATGTTGGCGTAGAAGGGGCAGTAAATGTGATCGTAAATCAGCAGGATGATCAGTTGGAGTACAGAAACCAGTTCATGAATTATGTTATGAATGGTACACCGATCAAAATGAGCAATCAGGATGAAGTAACTACATCAACAGATGTAGGGGCCGTGATTCCGAATACGATTCTCAATAAGATTATTGAGAAGCTGGAAACGGTCGGTGGTATTTATGCCAAGATGACGAAGACCTTTTACAAGGGCGGTGTAAGCATTCCGACTTCAACAGCAAAGCCGGTAGCTACATGGACCTCGGAAAGAGGAACTTCTGACAAACAGAAGAAAACATTAGGATCCATTACGTTTTCCTATTACAAATTACGCTGCGTTGTAGCGTGCTCTATTGCAGTGGATAATGTGACGCTGGAAATCTTCGAAGCTACACTGGCTAAGAATATTGCAGATGCAATTGTAAAGGCAATCGAATCAGCCTCCTTCAACGGAACAGGAAATACCGGAAATATGCCGGAGGGCATTCTTACCAAGGAGACTCCTGTAGGACAGACCATTGAAATTGCAGAAGGTTCTGATCCGACTTATGATGATTTCCTTGCTGCAGAAGCAGCTCTTCCGGATGAATACAGCAATGGTACTGAGTGGTATATGCGCAAGAAGACTTTCTTTACTAAGTTTCTTGGCTTGAAGGACAGTAATGGACAGCCTATTGCCAGAGTATCCATGGGAATTGCAGGAAAACCGGAGTACACCATCCTTGGAAGAAAGGTTAACTTTACAGAGTATGTGCCTGCATTCCCGGATACAGTATCTGCAGATACCAAGTTTGCAGTAATGTTCAATTTTGCGGATTATATGCTGAACACCAACATGCGGATCGGCATGAAGGAATATGAAGACCATGATAACGATGATCAGATCAAAAAAGCGGTTATGCTTGCAGACGGTAAGCCGGTAGATCTGAATTCTATGGTTGTCATGATGGTAAAAAAAAAGTAACGAATGAGACGGCAGCCAAGTCAAGAAAAGCCGTTTCCAGAAAGAAAGTGGTGAGCAGTGATGAAAATACCGGAAAAGTTACTGAAACAGGTGAAGGACTCAATTCGGATAAAGAATGAGAAACTGGATGGTACAATTCAGGCAGACATTGAAGCAGGAGCGCTTGATCTGCGAAGAGTGGGGATTGTGGCATTGAATGTGAACGGTGAACTCCAGGAGGATGCACTGCTTTATAAAGCGTTGGAATTATACGTGAAGGCAGAGGAGGACTTTCAGGGCAAAGGTGAGCAATATCGCAGGAGCTATGAAGGTCTTCGGGATGCCTTAAGTCTGGATGGTGAATATCGTGAGAAACGAGCTGATTAAATTAATTACAGTTACCGGAAGAACCAGGAACCGGAACGGCTTTGAGACTGGAGAAGAATGCCAGGAAAATGAAATATTTGCAGAGGTCAAATCGGTAGGAAGGACGGAATATTATGATGCGTTGCGGGCAGGGGTGAAAACCTCCCGGATCTTTGACGTTCACCCGGAGGATTATCAGATGGGATGTATTGTTAAGGACAACAAAACATACCGGCCATCCAGGGTGATTTATGAAGGTACCGAATATAGAATCGGACGCACCTATTGTAAAAGTATTGATTCCATGGAAATCACCTGTGAGGAGGTTGAGTAATGGCGCAGATGTCATGTTATGAGGATGATTTTGAGAGCCTCTTTAATCTTAACTTCTATGAAATTGCTGAGGAGGGAGTAAAGGAAGCTGCTCCCGTACTGGAAGCTGCAATGAAAAAGTCGGCAAGAGCCAGCATACAGCATGAGGGTGATTCCGAAATGATTGATTCCATTAAAGCGTCCAGAGTAAAAAGGACAAGGGATGGAGCCGTGATTGTTAATGTGGGACCGCGTGGATATTCCAAGGTGAAGAAATTCCACCGGAAGAGCGGAAAGAGCGTCAATGCACTTAGGACTTATCCGGTAAGTAACGCATTGAAGGCGATCTGGAAGGAATACGGATACAAAGGACGTCCTGCACAGCCGTTTATTGTGCCGGCCCGTAATGCTGCGGAGAATGAGGTACATAAGATTCTGCAGGACACATTTGACAGAAAGGTGGATTCGCTATGACGCTGAATGAACGGATCATAGATCTTTTGGGAAATGCAACGGGGTTACCTGTGGATCAGGACCGGAACGATGATGGGAAAAGTGAGATATACATCATTTTTACCTATGAAGATGAACGTCCTGCATTTCATGGAGATAATGAGGTTCTGGCAGATGAAACAGATCTCCAGATCCAGTTGTTTTCACCGAAAGAGTTTGATTATCTGCAAACGAAGAAGATCATACGCAACACACTGGAAAAAGCCGGATTTATTGTTTCATCGATCCGGAGCTTTCTGGGTGATGAGTTAACAGGAACAGAGAATACGAGACAGACCATCTTTTCTGTTTCGTGGTTAGAAGGAAGACAGGAGGAATAAAAAGATGCCTTATATTGGATTAGCAAAACCTTATATTGCAAAATTAAAGTCTCAGACAACTTCACCGGAAGGGGTAACCACTCCGGTATATGAAAATGGATTCAAGTGTGGTAAAGCAATCACAGTAAATATCACACCGAACTACAACGAAGCAAAGCTCTATGCGGATAATACTCTTTCCGAATATGCCAAGGAGTTCAAGGACGGGACCATCAAGCTGGGTACAGACCGGCTCCCGAAGCAGGCACAGGGAGTTGTATTCTCGCATGAAGTGTCAGAGGATGGAAAGACCGTAAAATATAAGACGGGAGATAATGCGAACTATGTCGGTGTCGGCTTCTACATGGAAGAAATGCTGGATGGTGAGAAACAGTATGTAGCGATTGTTGTATACAAGTCGAAGTTCACAGAAGCAGCGATGGATTATGAGACTAAGGGTGAGAATATCACCTTTAAAACCCCTTCAATTGAAGGATCAATTTCCGCACTGGATGATACACAGTGGAAGATCACCAAAGTGTTTGATACAGAGCTTGAAGCGGAAAACTTCGTTAAGACTACACTGAATATCACAGAGTAGTTGCACCGGTGCAACAAAAATAAGGGAGAGTATGTGGTAGATACTGCATACTCTCTTTTTCATTAGGAGAATGAATTATGTTTGAAAACTTAAATACAATTATCCTTCAGGGAAAGAAGTATCCGATCCGTTGTGACATTAATGTATGCGAAGCGGTACAGGATGAGTTTGGATCTTTGCCGGCATTTGAAAGAAAGTTACTGGGGCTTGAATTCCAGCGGGATGAAAATGGACGGATTAAAACCCGAACCGATGAGGAGGGAAAGGAAGTCCCGGATTTCAGACTTACAGAACCGTCATTAAAGGCAATACGGATTGGTATTAAAACGATGGCGAAGGAGGGAAAAGAGTTTGCTTTAGCACAGGGGGATCCGGTACCGGATATTGATGTCAATATGGCTGTCTTAGACATGCAGTTTGACCGTGAAACCGTGGCAGCACAGCTTCACGAGGAATTTGTCCGCTGTTTAGAGCAAAAAAACGTGAAGACCTCCAGATCTGTGAAGAAGTAAAGAAGGGTTTCGAGGATGAACCCATACAGTTTTGGAGGTTACGGGCAAATGGCGTGATTTTTGGTCTTAGTAACCATGAAGTTGGGATGCTGAGACTGGGCTATTTTAATCAGATGTTATATGCCTATCAGGAACGATACAACATGATGATCGAAAAGAAAATCTATGTGTTGCCTGAAAAGCGGATATCCATATTGGATCTTTAAGGAGTAAATATATGAGCGACAAGAAGAAAATTGGCGCAAAGATCGTTGTAGATGGGGAAAAAGAGTTCCGGACTGCCCTGACTGCGTGTAAAAATACAACCAATCAGTATAAGAGTGAGCTGGCTTTACTAACTGTGCAATTTGCTAAAAATCAGAATTCCCTGGAAGCACTTACAAGGAAACAGGAAGCCTATAGTAAGATTGCAGAAGAGGTGACTCATAAGAAAGAACTGTATCAAAAGGTACAGGAAGCGTCTATTCGTGTCTACGAGCAGGAGGAACAGAAACTCCTAAGCCTTTCCAGGGCGAGGGAAGAAGCTGCTCAAAAACTGGAAGAAGCCAAAGGGTTATACGAGGAAGGCTCTAAGGAACTGTCTGAGTACGAACAGGCTTTGACGGACAGTAATCGTGCATATGAAAAACAAAAGACGGCACTGGAAAATCTCAATAACCGCATTACCAATTATCAGACGGAAATCAATAAGGCAGATACTGAACTTGCAACGATCAATGCAAGTATGCAGGAAAATGAAACCTATATCCGGGAAGCCAGGTCTTCCTACGATAATACGGCGAAGTCCATTGATGAGTTCGGTAATGAGGTAAGTGAGGCTTCAGATAAAGTCAATCTGTTTGGTGATGTGCTGAAAGCGAATCTCGCAGCTGATGTAATTAAGGCAGGAATACAGAAACTGGCAGACGGATTAAAAGAAACAGCCACCTATGCGGTTGATGTGGGTTCCACATTTGAAGCATCCATGAGTAATGTGGCAGCCTTATCAAAGGCTACAGGAAGTGATCTGGAAGCGCTTACTGCGAAAGCAAGACAGATGGGCGCGGTTACGATCTATTCCGCATCAGAGGCAGCAGACGCATTTTCTTATATGGCACTGGCCGGATGGAATACGAAACAGATGCTTGAAGGTATACAGCCGGTTTTAAATCTGGCAGCAGCGGCAAACATGGATCTTGCGCAGGCATCAGACATTGTAACTGACTATCTTACGGCATTTGGTTTAGAAGCGCAGGATGCTGGACATTTTGCAGATATGATGGCAGAGGCCATGTCTACATCCAATACTACGGTAGAATTACTGGGAGAGTCCTATAAAAACTGTGCAGCAACAGCACACTCCTTAGGATATGAGGTTGAGGATGTTACTGCTGTGCTGGCAACGATGGCGAATGCCGGTATTAAAGGTGGTGAAGCAGGAACTGCGCTTAGTGCTATTATGACCAGACTGGCAACTAATACGAAACAGTGTAACCAGGAACTGGAAAAGTATGGTGTGCAGGTATATGACAGTCGTGGAAATATCCGTAAATTGTCATTGATATTAAATGAAATGGGAGACGTCTGGGACAACCTTACAGATAAGGAGCAGGCGAATCTTGCCAAGAGTATAGCCGGACAGAATCATTATTCCAATCTTCAGACAATCATGGCGGGAGTATCAGAGCAGGCAAAGGCAGCAGGACAATCCTTTAATGATTATGCAGCGTCTCTTCGTTCCTGTGATGGAGCAGCAGAGAAGATGGCAGCAACCATGCAGGATAATCTTAAGGGCAAGATTACGATTATGAAGTCTGCTTTGGAAGGACTTGGGATCGCTGCCTATGATGTGTTTGATGATACGATGAAAACATCGGTTGATAGTGCGACAGATGCGATCAGTATGTTGGAAGACCAGATTTCCGATGGGGATCTGGGTATATCATTAAACCGCTTAGCAGAAGATGTGGACGAACTTGCAGAAGAATTTATCAAAACGGCAACAGAAGCTCTTCCTGGAATGATTGATGGTGTGTCTTGGGTGATCGAGAACGGGGATACCATTGCAAATGTACTGAAGGGAGCAGTTGCGGGATATCTGGCTTATGAGGCCGCAGTGTTGGCTTCCACAATTGCAACAGAAGGGTTTACGGCAGCATTAAGCCTTAATCCCATTGGAATGCTGGCAGCAGGATTGGCATTCTGTACGGTTGAGGTAACGAAGTTTGTAGGTACAATTAAGGATATATCGCCGGAAGTAGAGGGTCTGGCTAACAGTGCAGACCGGCTGGAAAGCAAGTCCCAGACACTAGCCAACAGTGCACAGACGCTCCGGAGTGGTTTTGAAGCGGAACGTCAGTATATTACAGGTTTAAAAGATGAACTGGTAGACCTGAATTCCAAGGAAAAACTCTCGGCGGAAGAAAAAAGACGTGTAAAAGAGATTGTAGATAAATTAAATACATCATTTGAGGGATTGAATCTTTCTGTAGATCAGCAGACCGGAAAGGTATTGCAGGCGTCAGAATCCTGGGAAACCTATATTAATACACAGCTGAAACAGGCACAGTTAGAGAGTGTGCTTGAAAAAATTAATGAGCTGGAAGATCAGAAGATCGACAATGAAATCAAGTTGATGGAGATCCAGAATGAAGTTAATGATGATACTCTGATGGCTGCTCATGCTAATCAGGATTATATTGATGGACTGATGATGAAGGTGGAACTGACTGAGCAGGAATCAGAAGCACTGGAGAGACATCAGGAGATCCTTTCAAAGGTCACGACAGATCAGCTTGTCTTGCTTCAGGAAAATGATGAACTGGTACAGAGCAATGCAGATCTGTGTGAGCAGCAGGATCTTTTGCGGCAATACATGGATGAAAACATTGGCGTGATTGATGAACAGGCACAATCCATGAGTGATGCATCCGGAGTTTGCGGAGAATATGCGGATTCTTTAGGGGAGGTAGATGAGCAGTTACAGAAAGAAACGGAATCCTTACAAAAGGCACTGGAAAGCCAGGTCAATTCTTTTGATGCTGTAGCCGAAGCAGCATCCGTATCGAAGGAAGAAATTTTAACCAACTTACAGGATCAGTTGGATGCAATGCAGAACTGGGCTGATAATATGGACACACTTGCGGCCAGAGGTATTGATGATGGTCTGCTTGCCAAACTGGCCAATATGGGACCGGAAGGCGCAGGATATGTTCAGGCATTCATGGATATGACCGGACCTGAACTGGAATCTGCAGGTGAAATGTTCTCGGATGCATTGGAGTTGTCGGATGAGACAGCAGCGCGTCTGGCAGAAGAATATTATACCGCAGGAGTAAATGCATCCCAAAGATGGGTGGATGGATCCTGGGTGGCTGTGGAAGAAGGTGGCGGGGATAAAACCGCAAAAGGATTGGTGGATTCTTTTACAGGCTCTCTGGAATGGGAGAGAATGAGTCCCGAGATACGAGAGAAAGTAGCCGCAGCAATTGAAGCTTCTGCAGGAGCCGTGGAAGATTCCGCAGAAACGATACAGCAGATTCCCAATCAGCTGGTCAATGAACTGATGGCTTCTTCAGAATGGGAAAGGCTGGATACTGAGACCAGAGAAAAAATATTAATGGCATCAACGGCCATTGATGAAGAAGCAGAGAATTTTTATGCATCCGGTGAAAATGTCGGTCAACAGACTGTCCAGGGAATGATAGATGGACAGGATGGCATGATGGAAGAAGCCATAAACAAGAGTACCGAAGTCGGAGATGGTGTGATTGATGCTATCAACACATCTACCGGATGTGTTGGAGCAGAGGGAGAAGGAGCTGCAAATAGTTCCGAGAAGACTAAGGACACTGGTAAAGCAGTGGTACAGGGAATTACGGATGGTATTAATGATAATGAGAAGAGAATCACATTAAATACTACGGTAAATGAGCTATGTACTGGTATTAAGAGCCCGATTGAAGAACAGTTATCTTCGGAGAAGTTCAAACCCATCGGACAGGGAATCGGGCAGGGACTGGCAGCAGGTATTGAAGCAAGTATTCCTACGGCAGTGGCAGCAGCACAGAAACTGGCACAGGCAGTAGAAAGTGCAACTAGATCTGCATTAGAGATGAACTCTCCATCGAAGGTATTTAAGCGTATTGGATATGGGATCCCGGAAGGCTTTGCAATGGGAGTAAGTGAAAAAGCCTATCTTGCGTTAGACGCGGTAAGGAGTATGACACAGCAGATACAGACTACTCCGGATATGAGAGGAGAATACTCCGTAACGGAAGATCAAAAGTCAGAAGGGTACGGAAAACAGTATAACATTGATCAGGTGGTGAATATTTACAGTGAAACGGATGATGTGATTGAAACAACAAGGAAGTTCAGGGAATCGCAGAAGGAGGCAGCAGAAGAATGGTAACAGATAGAATAGTAATTGTCTCAAACAGCAGAAAAGCCTTAGAACTTACAAAAAAACCGTTATGGTTCAATTCCATAGAGGGTGGAGATCGTGTGGAAGCCAAAGTCGTGACTTCACAGGGGTATGCTCAGGTTGGCGAAACATTGGTGAATACCTATGTGGTAAGCAGAGATCTGACACTGAAAGGACAGATACAGGCAGAAACAACTTATCAGATGCAGACAATTCGTAACGATTTGCTCTATTTATTTGTACCACAGGATGAAATTACGATTAATCATTATTATGGTGGACAAAGGCGTATTCTGAAGGCTGTTGTGACGAAAAGCCCGAAGTTTAAATTTACAGATGTATCTACCGTACAGGAATATGAGGTAAAACTGGAAGCCCCGGATCCGTACTGGACGGATGAAACAGAATCCGTCCACAACATTGCGGATTATATCGGGGATTTCCATTTTCCACTCAGTATTCCGGAGGAAGGTGTCATATTCGGTTATAAGAACCCTGTATTAATAGCAACCATACATAATGATTCTCCAGTAAAGATCGGAATGGAAATCGCCTTTATAGCACATGGTGCACTGAAAAATCCAATGTTGTTTGATGTAAAAACACGGAAATTTATTCAGATCAATACAACTATGGCAGATGGCGATGAAATTCGTATAAAAACTGGTGAGGACAGATCAATCATAAGAAACCGGCTTGGAGTTACGGAAAACTTTATGGGATATATTGATATTGCCGGTGGTGGCTACACGTTTCTTGAACTGGAACCGGGAGATAATCTTTTAAGGTATGGGGCACAGGAGGGAGAGTCCCTGTTGGAAGTAAAAATTTATTATAAAAAGAGATATCCGGGGGTATAGCAATGGAATTTTATATTTTAGATCCGGAAATTAATATAATTGACTCTTTTAAGGTGTATGAAGCTGTTATATGGGAAACGAAGTTCCATGAACCCGGCTCCTTTAAGGCTACTTTTGTCTTTACTGAAAAATTAAACCGAATGCTTCAGATTGGAAATATTTTGTATAAAACGGATGAAATAGAACCGGGAATCATTACATACAAAATTATGAAAACAGATGCAAAAGGAAATGAAACCATTCAGGTGCAAGGATATATGGCTTCCAGATATCTGTCACAAAGAATTATATGGGGAAAAATGGTAATGACAGGGACTCCGGAGCTGATGATGAGACAAATGGTATTGGATCAGGTTATTGCTCCGGATGATGAGGATCGCAAGATGTCACTGATCCGGTTAGGAGAGATTCATAATTTTAATCTGGATTCCATAGAAAAGCAGATATCCTATGATAACCTGCTTACTGCATTGACAGATCTTTCAAAAACTTCAGGAATAGGATTTCGGCTGCGACTTGATATGAAGGAGCGGCTTTTTTACTTTGAAACCTATATGGGGAAGGACCGGACACAGGGAACAGTGGAACCATGTATCTTTTCGAGGGGCTTTGGAAACGTAAGTACCCAGAATTATGAAAAGAATGCAAAGAATTATAAAAATGTATGTCTGATTGGTGGTAAGGGTGAAGATGAAGAACGTATTATGCAGACGGTTGGTGCAGGAAAGGGGATCGATCGGTATGAAATGTTTTATAACGGATCTTCCATCAGTGACAGAGACATTACCGATCAGGAATACCTGGAACAACTGAAAACCAAAGGAAATGAGAAACTGGCATCCTATGCAATGGCGGAATGCTTTTCAAATAAGATCAATATGAACAAGTCCATGTTCTTTGAACTTGGGGATATGGTCACCTGCGTGGATGATAAATGGGGAATCATACTGAATACACAGGTAAAGGGTATTCAGAAGGGGTTTTCAAAGAAAGAGTCCAGTGTGGTAGTCACCTTCGGAGATGATGTTCCAACACTGATATCTTTAATTAAAGCACAATATTAGAAGGAGGAGCAAAATGGCATTAGCATGTGAAAAATCGTTTCCCTTTGATGCACACATGGTAGATGGAAGGTATGATCGCACCTATCTTGCGGATGATTTCGCCAGATACTTCAGGGAATTGGTCTATTCTGGAGTTTTTATGAAAGAATCTACGAATCTGCAGGTACTGGCCAACGGTGATATGACATTAACCATGAAAGCCGGAGGAGCAATTATTGATGGGTATCGTTATCAGAGTACGAAGGATATAACAATTACGGTTCCTGTGGCAGACGCTGTATTATCGAGAATTGACCGTGTATCAATTACCTGGGATAAGGATGATCGGGAAATCCATTATGAATACAGAGAAGGAACTCCGGCAGTAAATCCGGTTGCACCGGAGATCAGAAGGGATGCAGAACACAAAGATTACATTGTTGCAGAGATCGCAGTGGCAGCAGGAGTGATATCAATCAATCAGACCAATATCACAGACACAAGATTAAATAATGCAGTATGTGGCATGGCAACTCCCTTTGCAGAGTTTGATTCTACAACTCTTTATGTAAAGCTGGAAGATTTCTATAAGTCATTTGTGGAAAACACGGTTAACTGGCAGAATCAGGAAAAAGAAGAGTTTACAGAATGGTTTGCAACGCTTAAAGACGTTCTTTCCGGAAATGTGGCAGGAAATCTTCAGATGCAGATTGATGATATCAAGGAACTCACGGACGCAGAAGTGGATGAGGTGACGCCATGAGAAGAGGAACAACACCAACGATAACAGCAAGAATAAAGGAACTGCCAGATCTGGATATTGTAGACGTAGTTATGTTAGTCAGGCAAGGGGATATACTTATCAAAAAGGGAGCCTCAATTGAAGATAATGTGGTGAGGGTGAATTTATCTCAGGAGGAAACATACCGCTTGGTGGCTGGAAGAGAGATGTTGTGCCAGCTGAAAATTACAGTTAAGGATGGCAGTGAACAGGGATATAAGGTACTGAGATCTGATATATTCAGCTCGTTAGTGAAAGATGCACTGGATGACGAAGTGGTGAAGGCTCTGGATGATGAGGTGGCGGATGATGGAAGTAAATATTGAAATCTCAAATGACGATGTGGAAGCAGATGTAACAATTGAAAATGTCGTTGTAGAGCGTAAAGAAGGAATCAGAGATTATAATTTATTGGACAATCTCCCAATGCTGAATGACGAGGTTATAAAGGGGAACATGAAAGAAAAGGATCCAACAGTACCGGAATGGGCAAAGCAGGAGAAAAAGCCGGAATATAAACCGGATGAGATTGGAGCAATAGGTGTAGAAGATGAAATGACCTTAGAGGATATTATATCAATGATGAACAGTGTGTTTAATTAGGAGGAAAAGTGATGAGTAAGAAATATGCAGGCGAAACAATAATGTTATATGTTTTGACTAAAATCAAGGAAATGTTGGGTGAAAAAGTAACGAAGGAAGAGGGAAAGGTACTTACCAGCAATGATTTCACCACAGAATTGAAGAATAAACTGGATAAAATCGCAGCGGGGGCAACCAAAGTCATTGTAGATTCTGCACTTAGTTCTACAAGTACGAATGCTATTCAGAACAAAGCAGTAAATACTGCGTTGGGATTAAAGGCACCTTTAGCCAGTCCGACATTCACAGGAACACCAAAGGCACCGACTGCCACGGCCGGTAGCAAGGATACTACAATTGCCACAACTGCATTTGTTACGAATGCAATTGCTACAGCAGTGGCTGGTATTTCAACACTGAGTTTTGAGGTTGTAAGCACGCTTCCTGCAAGCGGAAAAGCTGCTACTATCTATTTGAAAAGTAAAACGGGAAGCACAAATGATGTCTATGATGAATATATCTGGGTAAACAACAAGTGGGAGCTTATCGGAACTACTTCTGTGGATCTGTCTGGATATCTGAAAGCATCAGAGCTTGTGGAACTGACCACAACAGAGATTGACAATATGCTTAAGTAGGAGGATGAAATCATGGCAACGAAAAGATTTGTAAGTAAGGATAATTTGGGGCGCGTATGGACGCGTCTCTTTGGAAAAGTATTGAATTCCAAGGAAGAGATTGAAGCAAATAAAAGTGAAAACATGATTGCCGGTGCGGATGCAGTTAAGGAAGTATACAGTAGTTTGGAAAGTCAGCCTAACTTTGTTTATGACTCTACTGGTAAGATCACTGGATATAAAACTAAGGTGGGTGCTGATACAGTGTTCCCT